ATATAAGGAGGATACTCCTTCTCATTAGAATCTTCCATAATATATTCTTTTGTGTGGTTAACAGAGTTCAACCAATCTTTCAATTCAGTCATCGGATAATATCAATCTCCATATCTTTACTCCAAACTTCAAGTTCGGTTCTCAATCTACCCTCAGACTTCAATGTTTCATAACGAGTAGAAGCTTTGTTCTTCCACCAGTTGATTAGATTCTCGGCATGAAACTTATCATAATTCTGAGGATTCTTAATCAGAACATCAGTCTCTCCATTAATAACTTCTCTTGCATTGAGAAATCCATAGTCAGACATGTAGAACCTCTTCTTCTGAGTCAAATCCTTTGCAGATTGAATTGAAGAGTTGAAACTGGAAAGTTTCTCTATTAACTGTGGATATTCCTTCAAAGATGCACGGATGATTGAAATCATTTTCTGTTGTGTCTTAAGTTTACGACTCGAAGCATCTTCTTTGACAAGAAGTTTATCTCCATTCCGAAACTTGAACCACTTGTTTAAATCTCCAAACACAGAATCATGCATCAGAGGAGTAAAGTCACTCTCTGTCAAACCACGATATCTCATATAGGGTTTCAAACCATCATACTGAGATGATGACTTTGTGGAACCATAAAGAGAAGTAGTCTCAAACAGACAAATATTTGCATCATACTTTGCATTGAGTTGTTCTCTTGCTTCATGAGAACAACAAAGAAGTGCAAGGAGTTTACCTCCCAGATAGTTGAACCCAAAAGGTTGAGTGGGAACAATAATGAATCCCATGATTGCATGTCGATTGAATCGAGTTAGATCTGGAACTGATCCAAGCCAATCATTTCTAGGTTTAGAATTGATTGTAGGAGAACCAAATCGGATGAAACCAACAATCTTCTTACTGTTAGTTTCCATGACAATCCACTTCAATGATTTGCCAGGAATACTATTCTCAATCGCATGAGAAGTCGTTACCTGCAATCTTTCATTGAAGAACTCATTTGTAAATCCACCCTTCTCACCTGCACAATAGATTTTGAAATCCATCTCATTCGGATGCATGTCAAAATCACAGAACATATCATCCTCTGGGCCCATTCCCAGAAGAGATGTCTGCATCTCTTTCATTCTATCTAATTTTACATTACGCAAATACTCATCGATCCTTCCCAGATTGGAGAAGTAATCGATGAATTTATCTGCAGCATATATTGCATCTGGCGTATCTAATATCATTTGATCTCACACTCCATCATGAGTTCAGTCAATGCTGCTAAAAGGTTAATCTCCTGATCAGCCACGAACGCAATTTGGTATTGATACTTAGCAATAATAAGAACGGCAGCGGGAATAGAGCTGGGTGAAAGCCAATCATAAGAGGCGTCATAAATCCGACGCAGAATGATACCAGGATCGTTATCCAGGTTGGCGACTATCCACTTGCGAACTTCCGTGAAGTTTTTATCCTTGAGACATTTAATGAGATCATTTATTGCAACGTCCGAGAAAGATGTAAGAATTCCTGTGTCAATTTCTCCCCCCACTGAATACCTTTGACATTCATTGAGAACACGTCTCCAATCAGGGAAATGTTTGTTAATGATTTCGATGAGAACTTTCTGATCGTATTTGACACCCTCTTTCTGCAAAATGTCTTGAAGTCTTGTATAAAAACTTGCAGCAAGTTTAGCCTTTTCTTTTCCTTTGATGGAGAAGTCAATGACGGCACATCTGGAGTGCAAAGGTTCGATGATCTTGTTCTTGTAGTTGCAGGTAAAGATGAATCGACAGTTGTTATAAAACGTCTCAATATTAGCCCGTAAGAGGAGTTGAACGTCGTTGGTTGTATTATCTGCCTCATCAATGATGATGACTTTGTGTTTACCAAGGCCTTGAAGTGACACGGTAGACGCAAAGTTTTTTGCTTGGTTCCGTACCGTGTCCAGAAATCGTCCTTCGTCAGATCCGTTAATGACATAATAATCAGCACCTATCTCTTCACATAATGCTTTTGCAACAGTAGTCTTACCAATACCAGGAGGCCCAGAAAGAAGAAGATTTGGGAGATTACCATTCTCCACAAACTCCCTCAAATTCTTTTTGATCTGTTCAGGAAGAATGCAATCCTCGATTGCATGAGGCCTATATTTTTCAACCCAAAGGAAGTCATCACGCATAATCAAAAACAATACTTTTTCATAAAACGATTTACCATATGAGGTTTATCCTCTAGGTAATAAGCTTCAGTCTCATAAACAACTGGAGATCCTGTAATCTTAGATGATCTAAGAACATCTAACAATTTATCAGTAGGTAAAATTGCATCTCGAATACTAATTGGCCCACCAATACAAGAGTGAATTACATGAACTGCTTCATGATAAACAGTCTCATTCACATAGTAACTGACAGGGCTCACAGTATTCTTGATGTTGTCTGTACAAATCACAAGATTTGGAGCTTTGGTATATCCAAAGAGTTCCTTTTGTTTTTTACAAATCGGTGCATTTTCTTGCACCTGATAATTTTTCATCAAAATTCCCGTTAGGATTTCACGCCCAATAGGAGTCAAATAAAGAAGAAAGTCCATCAACTAAAAGTAGAATCAGGTTCAAGAGCGATGTGATAAGTCACACCCATCTGAGTATTCACAAATCGAGAGATGTTAGATTTAGAAATCACAACATCATACTTACCAGGAAGAATCTTGATATTTTCAACCTTAAAGTTCATTACAAAATTGTCACTGGTTTCACCCACTTCAATTGAATATTCGTTAGAAGTTTCATTCTTACGATCACGAACCACAAGAGAAATCTTCTGCCCATTACCGATTGCACAGAGATCAGGAACCTGATAAACCGCTGCAGCTTTCAGAAGTTGATTCAGTTGATCAGAGTCAAGTTGAAAACAGATATCTTCACTCGGAAGAGTCAGTTCTTTCTCTGGAGGGCTAATGATCACGTTTGGATCAGAGTAGTAGTATTTGGTTTTACGAGAACCTTCTTTGATGACTGCATAAGAGTCTGCAGTAAAATCCAACTCAGCATTATGATGCAGAGACAAACCATTCAAGAACTGGTTAAGATCATAAATACCAAATTCTTTCGGAAGTTCTTCATCAATCTTAGCAGATGCAAGAATATTCTTCATCACTGAAATGGTGCGAAGTTTGTTACCAGTCTTGAATAGAAGAGACTGGTTAATCGAAGAGAAGTTCTTCAGAATCGAGATTGTTTTTTCAGAAAGTTTCATAGTTTCCCTTAGTTTCATTATGTAGCCCAGCAAAGTGATATAGAAGAATACAATAATGGATTGCTTTCAGAATGTCAAGTTTAGACTTACCATTCTTTTTACCAAATCGAGAAAGATATTTGATTGCATTGGATCTTACAAAAGGTTCTGCATCACCAATACTCTCAATCAGATCAAGAGTTTGAGTTTTAGATTGTTCAGAAGTATAATGAGCTTTATATGTGCTGATAAGATAAGATTCTACTTCTTTTATAGTCTTATCTTCATTATATTTCCAAAAGTTATTTTGATCTTCAGTCATTTTTAAATTCAAAACGATAGTGTCATTTTCCATAGTAAAGGGGAAGTCACAATTACCTTCCCCAATTATATCAAGATTCGGAGGAGTTGTCAACTTCATCTAGATTAACCGATGCATCGATTTTATCATAGAGTTCCAAGAAAGAAGTCTTTGTCTCATCATCAAAGCGATTCACACAAACTTGAATTGCTTTCATACGCTTACCAAAGATAGAATAAGCATGAATGATGTGAGTCAGACGACGAGTTGAGATCACTTCATCAATGCCTCCATCTCGGAAAGTCTTACGAATGATATCAGCCCAAGAAGCAAGTTTCTCACAGAACTCCAGATCAGTTTCTCCCAGAGAAGTCATCAACTTTTCCAGAATCTTTTGTTCAGTTTTGGAACCAGGGTATTCTTGTTCAAACGTAAGAGCAAATCGTTCAAGGAATGCTTCGTTGAGAACATTGGTGCCAATGAATCGCCCGTCATCAGATCCCTTTCCTTTAGTGTTAGCAGTAGCAACCACAGTGAAACCACTAGCAGGATTGACATACTTACCAATTTTTTTTAGAAAAACACCTTTACCTTCAAGAACAGACTGGAGACACAAAATCTTATTGGAAGCAAGATCGATCTCATCCAGAAGAAGAACAGCACCACGTTCAAGTGCTTCGATCACAGGGCCATTGTGCCACACAGTCTCACCATTTACTAGACGGAAACCACCAATCAGATCATCCTCATCAGTTTCAATCGTAATGTTAACACGAATCAGTTCACGTTTCAGTTGAGCACAAGCTTGTTCAACACTGAAAGTTTTTCCATTACCAGAAAGGCCAGTGATGAAGACAGGATAGAAAATACGAGAAGAAATAATCTTTTTAAGATCAGAAAAGTTCCCGAACGGGACAAAGTTAACATCTTTAGCAGGAACAAGGTTCTGTTCTTCTCGCTCGGTAACAGCAGGGACAGCAGCAGGTTGATTGAAAGTTTGTTCGAGTTTTTCTTGCACAGTCAGATTCCAAACACCACGGCGAATTTTGAATTGTTCAAGACGTTTCGTGATTGTGGGATAAGATATCCCAGTTTCAGTAGAGTATTCACGAATATTGTCTGTAGTGATGGAAGAACCATAACGATCTTGAAGATCAGAAATTTCAAAAGAAGACTTGCGAGGCATGATTGTTGATTGATTATGTAGTAATTATAGTGGATAAATGGGGAGGAAGAACCTCCCAGTAGACGGTTTGGGAACTGGTTATGCGACAAAAGATGCAAATGAAGAAAGAATCTTTTTATTGGTTCCCTTGTTCTTCAACATCTTACGAAATGCCCTACCAATTTGAACATCCGAAGCTTCCTCTTCAACTTCAAACTCAGAATTCTTAGAAAGATTAGTTGAAGAGATTGCATAAAGAGCATCATAACCAAATCCATTGAATTCAGTAGATTTTTCTTTTTTCCATTTATCATAAATTTTTGCATACTTTTGAGATTCATCGTAAAAATTACGACGACAGAAAGAATTGAATTCATAACCAGAAAGAATACGGAATCCAATCAGATTAACTTCAGGAAAGTTATGTTTGACATTCTCAAGAAGAATTGTTGTCATACAATCATTCTGATTGTTCCAATTAAAATTACGATAAACGTGGCCAGTTTTACGATCCCGAAGAGCAGTATTATGCCCACAACGATTTTGCCCAAGATAAGGGCTGGTGGTTACATCAAGTTGAATATCAAAAGTCATATGATTTGCTTCACCATCAGTCAAAAGAACAACATTTACTTTTTGAACTTTGTTTTGATTCTTAAACTGAGGAATAATCTTATGAAGACAAATGATTGATTCATTCAAAGGAGTTCCACTCAATTCAAGCCCAAGAGGAATATTGTAACTTGCATGACTACCTCGATCATGACGATATGCAAGTCTCCAGATATTTTGAAGATGATTTTCAAGTTCCCGAGAATTACACTTGGAAGAGAAGAAGTTTAGAAGATGAAAATACTTATGGATGGAGATTGTTCCATTCTTAGGATCATATTTTTTAGGAACTCCATCCAATTGAGGATTAATAATATAATCTGAGAAGTCATAAGTGAAAGCATAGACTTCAAAAGGAATTTGAACTTTCTTACAGAACCACACAAGGTTGAAAAGTTGTTTGACAGTATCGAGAAGGTAATCACCCATCGATCCACTCCAATCAAGAATAAAGATCAATCCATGATTCTTACCATCAGGAATCACAGAAACTTTACGAAACAAATCTTCGTTATATTTAAACGTATGAAGTTTACTAGTATCAAGAACCCCAGTGCGAGAAGTCGAAGAACGAGAATAAGAATCAGCTGACTTCTTACACTCAAACTCTTTTACCAGATAGTTAACTTCTTTTTGAGCAGAAGTCTTGTATTGACGATACTCAGAGTCAACTTTTTCATAAGGATTGGGCCAATATTTGGCATCTCTCTCAACGAGAAAATCATTCCAAGATTTGTTGATATGTTTGTGAAGATCCTCATAACCAATAATCACATCATCAATGTGAATATTAGGAACTTCCACATATTTGGTTTCGTGGACAAAGGTTTCACCATTCAATTCTTTCAATTCTTCATCAAAAGAGCGTTGAGTTTTAGAGATTTCTTCATCAGTAGAACTACCAGCCGTGCCACCATAAGAAGAATCACCGCTACCATAATCAGACTCATCAGAATCGGTAGAAGATGATTTAGAATCAGATTGATCACTATTTGCGTATTGTTCTTCAGACTCGCCCTCAGGGGTGCCAGAACCGCCCTGAGGCGCTTCAAAAGTATCAAGTTGAGCCGAATCCTTTTTATTGTTTTTAATATATTCCATAAGTTTACGGCACACACTCAGAACATCTTCAAAGGTTTCAACCTTCTCAGTCATTTCAATAAACTGATATTCTTGTTCATTGAACGGAACACGAGCATATGCACCAATCTTGAAATGAAGGTTGATACGATCAATCAAAGAAAAAGTATTTAAATCTTCATCTTGAATGGAGAAGAAATCATCATCATTCAGTTCGTTGTAACCTTTATAGAAAGACTTTGCAAGTCCAGGATACTTACGCTTCATCAGTTTTTCGATACGAGCATCCTCAATCACATTCACATAATCCTTAGGAATCTCATTCAGAAAATCCCACTCATCACTAGGAGTATAAAGAGCATGCCCCACTTCATGTCCCACGAGCATATCATAAACAGTTGCAGATGCCTTCTCCCACAAAGGAAGAACCAGAACACGATTCAGAACATCAAAAGATGCAGTTGAAACTTTCTTGTGTTCAACAATCAGGTTCTCAGTTGCAAGAAGACGAGCGAGACTACCTTTGACTTCGTGATTGATGGGCATAACTTTCTTTGCGTATGAAAATACTATACGACAAAAAACCCATC